CAACAAATAATGCAGGTGAGCTTGTGCATATTGTGTCATAAAGCATTCGTACGTGGTTCCTCCTCCTTCCAGCAGATCTGTTATCAGATTTGAAAAGTTTTCAAGTCTTTCAGGTATGCATTCTGCTAGAGTCAGTGACAATGCAGCAACAGACCAGCGGGTGGTGGGTTGAATCCATTTGTCTCCAAAGAACCAATTGCTATTAAATTCACCCAGGTTCCAAAGATCATTAGTTGTTTTTTCAGTACTGGGATATATTCCAGCCATTCGGCCAAGCTCTTCCTTGAATCTCAGGAAAACTCTGGCCATGAAAAGATTCCTCTTCTGAACAGCCATTTCATCTTGACTGCAGTTTTCTTTCCAAGGAACAGAAATGTAAAGACTGGAATCGTCTGAACTTTCTTCACTGGAGATTACCACGTCAGGAACTCCCAGCTTCAAGTGGAAGTATTGAGTTGCTTGCTCTTTGACTACCAGCTGCAATAATGTCTGCAACAGACTGGAAGTAAAGTGCAAAATCCCTTGCATCATTCCTGACTGAATGGTCATAAAAATTTCTCCAGCTTTCATGTATTCAGCTTTCGTATTGCCATAATAGACATTTCTCAGTTCCTCGTACATAGACTCATGTTCAACAGGTGAATTAGGGCTTGAATAAAAAGTTCTGATGAGATCTAAGGGCAACATTATCTGTTTGTTCACCCAGAGACCCATGGCTCTGAAAATGAAATTAAAGTAATGATCTGGAAGCATGGCTGTTGTCATGGTGATGAACTTTGGCACAAAGTGTGTCTGGTTCCACTTGCTGGCATCTCCGGCCTGAGTGACTGTGATGAAGCTCTTGTCTTTCTTTCTCATCTCAGCTCCATGCCTCAATGGGATGAGATACTTGTTCTTTGGATGAGTCAGAACTTCTGAATCAAAATAGGAACAAATCACCCTAGAGATTGTTTCAACATAGTACTGAACTACCCTGGCAGCAATTTCAATGACATAAATTTCACGAAGTCCCCCATGTTGAGGCTTTTTAAATAAGTCCACGAAGATGCTGCCCTTAGCTTCGAGATACTCCAGGGCAAATCTGACCATGTCCAAAGGAGTTTCCACGCTCTTCCCTTGAGAATCCAAAAATAGTCTGAAATGGCATAGAGCAGTAACTACTCTTGGTCTTGAACCACCTGCTGATTCATTTTTGAGAAAAGATTCAAAAGCATCTTCTGAGGAAAATGGGTCCTCCTGTCCAGCAAATTTGGCTGATGCTTTGAGAGTTGCTAATTCTTCAAAAGATGCCAAAGATAGTTTCTTCTTAATCTCCCTGTCC